TCAATGACAAAATAAGCATCCGATAAAGCGGGCATATCATTGACCATTATTTCACAAGGTATGGTATTAACATTGTCCGAGTCAAAGCGTGATATAGTAGGCAAAGCAGCGCCTAGAATATCCTTATTTTTTGAGGTTAGTGGTAGGCTTACTCTTCGTGAGAAATCACCGTTGCGCGTTTGTAAATTACTTAAATCATGTATTTGATAAGTGATATAAAAGCGCTCAGCTTCGCCCTCAAACAAGTCAAAGGATTTGTCATTTGATATAATTTGTAATTTATTCGACATTGCCACATGGGAAAAAATCGTTAGGGTCTAAACTATCAACCCATTCCTTTAGTTTCTGCATTATTTTTTAAATGTGTTTCGTAAGCCTTTTTTACTTCATCCGTCCAAACCGCATTGCATACCGCTTGAACTTCTGCATCTTCTCCGCTTATGTCAGCATCACAATTTAAGACGTGCCTATGAAATGAGCGTGAAATTTCTTTGCCGTCATCTGTTATTACGGTTGCTTGTCTAATATTTATTGCTTTATAATCTCCGACAATTTCTATTTTATCAATTTTTATTATTTTTTCTAAACTCATAATTTTTTATTTAAACGTAATACCAACCACTAATTATCAATTCCGTTAAACTTGTAGCGTCACTATTTAAAACAGCTGAACTACTTCCATTATTTTTGTGAAAGTATATATATGTTCCCGCTCCCGTACCATCATTTACAATAGGTAAATAAGTGCTTGTGTTAAAACTTCCCGAATAAGCTATACTTGCTGACGTATAATCCCCTGTCGTAGTATCCCCCGCTACAGGTAAACTAATCCTAAGTTCACTAGAATTTGATGTTATACTGATAGAATAAGAATAAAAACTAAAATAACAGATATTACCTATAATTGTATATTTTGAATTAGGTGTATATCCAACAGTACCGCCGCTTATAATTGAAACTGTCCAAGTACCTCCCTCCTCGTATTTGTCTAAGGTTGAGCCTGTTCCAAATTGAATGCCGTTTGAGAATGTAGCCAAACCCCCCGATGAGATGCGCATTTTTTCGGAATAACTACCACCATAAGATTGAAAAACTATATCAGCATAACCCGATGAGTTTTGAACTGCTCCAATATATGCTTCTGCATTACCACCTATTCCCATTGAAACTCCTGTTGTAACATTTGTTGCAGCAGTTCCTCCTGTTGCTAATCTTAAATTAGTTCCTGTAATATTTGCAGTTGGGGTATATGCAATTGCAGAGGCGGTTTCTACTTCAAATTTACCAACATTTGTAGCGGTATTTGCTAAACCAACTAAAACATTACCCCCCGATGAGATGATGAGTTCTGTTGAACCTCCACTTTGAAAATATAAATCAGAACCACTTGATCTATTAAGATAAATGTGATCATCGTTATATGCTTGTAATTGTAAAAATCTATTACCCGCAGTTAATTCAATCGTGTTTCTTGTGGAGGTGCCGCCTGTTGTGTCAGAATTTGTAAATTGATTTACAATACTACTATTTGAATTAGTGCTAAAAGTAGCTGCACCCGTAGATGCTACTTTAAGCTTTGTTGTTCCTCCTGTTTGTAAATATATTTCTCCTCCTACTAATTGTATAGTTTCACTACTTTGTGAGTTAGTAATATTTAACGAGCTACTAACTTGATCCCATGTCATTTGAGCGCCTAAAGTTGTTCCGTCTGAATCATAAAATTGTATTTGCACGGTATTACTACCAGACTTTAGCATCATTAAATTACCCGAGGCAGTCGCAAAAGTTACCCAATCGGGTACGCCTGACGGTTCATCTACCATAGTAAGGCTTTCACCATCTGTGGCCACGGTTAAGAATTTACCCGCGTTGGTTGTACCGCCTAAATCATCCTTATAATTTATTGCGCTGTCGCGCTCTTCGGTAAGCTGTGCGCGCTCAGTTGTTGGCGTGATTTGCTCGCTTGTGTTATCTGGTAAATTAGTATTTACCGCGAGCGTGCTTAATTCTGTTCTCGTTTTTTTTGCCATATCTTAATTATATGCAGCCGTAAACGCTACATTTAGATGCGCTTGGCTTGGTGTTAATTCGTAATTTATTGCGTCAAATACGTTAAAATTGTTGGGCATTTGTAGCTGTAATTGAAAATTATTGTTTGCATTATCTGTACTAAATGTATCACTAAAATTATTAGCTACTACCACTTGCACAAATTTAGAGCCGTCACGCGTTAGCAATACGCGCACGCTTGTACTTCTCTTTATCTCTGCAATCGCTTGTAAATCATCATTAGACAATTGGTCAGTTTCGCATATTATTTCCTGTATCCAATCGTTAGCAACCCTAATATTTGTTACTCGAACGCTTGAGTAATCTTCATTTATAGCTCTTGATGAGCTTATTCCTGTGCTAGTTGATACCTTTACTTCTTGCTTTATGTCAAATAAATACTGTTCGTAAGCTCCTAAGCTGTTTAGATACTCTATAAATATTGGATTTTTGCAGTCTCGAGTTACTTTATAATCTAAGCTAGCCAATTTAGTGCCGAAATTTGCACGCACCCAATAAGCATTTGAGGGAATAGCAACGGCATAATTTTGTAAATCTAAGTTTTGAACGCCATTTGTGGCGGGTACTGTGGTTGCTGCATTAGAACTAATTACCGTCTTATCCCTGTATAAATATTGAATTTGAATAGTGCTAGTAAATTGGCCATCATATAAAATGCCGATTGTCCTTTTCCATTGTGAGTATATGCGGGGAACTGTCCACTTTGTCAATGCTGTCCCGCTGCCTCCTGTCTTAAATAAATGATTGTATAAATTTGCCCCCCCATCACTATAAATTTGCTTTTGAGCGTAGACGGCTAAATAGCTTTCTGTAGATGTTTGAAATTCAGGCGAAGTAGTGCCAAAACTTTGCGCATATTTAATCTTAAACTCTACAGATACCAAACCGTTTTTTTCTAGGTATTCAGTCATAATCTGACCAACATCTAAAAACAAAACGCCGTCAGATTTTGGGCTATACTTAAAAGTCGTTGGTATTAAATCACTTCCAGAGGTGTCAACTATTTTTATTTGTATTTTAAAATTAGTATTTCCTTGCTCTGTCGTGGTTAAAATAAAAGGTATTTGAGAGCGTGCCGCATTTGCCGCGCTTGTTAAACCGTCAATAGTTCTAATTGGCTCGCTTGTTAATGTTAAACCCATTATTTTTTCTTTACTTTTAAACCGTTAGTAAAATCAATACGCATTTTTTGACCCATTTCTTTAAGTAATTTAGTCTTACTTTCTTTAATTGCTTGGCTTACGCTTATTCCTTTTTTCCCTCGTTTTATTCCTGTTCCATTTTTAACAATACTATTGCCAATAGCGAAAGCTAATTGCTTAATAGTTTGCTTAGGCTTTGGCTGAATGTTAGGTTTGGCGCTAATCCACTCCATTAAAGCGTTAATAAAACGCTTACCTATAGATTTCGGCTGTGAGCCTACGCCTGTTTGAAGGTATTTGAGGTATTTAGTGCCTCTTAATTCAGCCTCTAACTTCTGATTTGCTACTACTCTGAGCGTATTTGCTGCGTAGCCTGTAGCGTTTAACCCTTTATTTCTAAGCTGTGCTATTAAGTTGTCCTTAACATCTGTTAAAAACTCGCGATATTCGTTATTAAAATCAAGAGCATTCAAAAGTATCGCGGAATATAGGTAAAACAAAGGATAACTTCCACCCAGATAAGACCTCGCTAGTGATGTTTATAGATTCGATAGCCTCTAATTCGTATCCATCTATAAAGTCACTCAAAGCAATTATATTGCTAGCATTGAGCTTGTCTATCATGCCGTCAGCTTTAGGCTTTAAAGCATCTAAAATTACGTCTATTTGTGTCGCTGTGTCGTCTGTTCCTGTCGATAACTTAAGATAGTATATTTCTACTCCATACTCCATTAACACATTTCCGTTTTGTGAATACGTCATATTGGAAACCGTGGGTAAATTAGCGTATACGCCGACCCCATTAGATAGGTCGTAATTACCTACTAACTCGTTAAGGTCGTTTGGATTCGCTGCCCTCAAGTACGTTAGGCCTTGCGCTTCGATGATCCCTTTTATCGTGGTTGCGACTACGTTCATATTTCGATAGAATAATATAAAATATTGCTGTAAAGATACAGAAAAAAAAGCCGAATATAAACGCTAGTAATAGGACAATTATAGAAATATTCATGATTTTCTTTGGATTTCTTGAGTTTTTGAGTTAACGTATGCCATTTCACGGTTTAAGATAATTAAATTATTCACAGTTATTAACTCCATATCGAAAATATTATCGTGTGTATATTGTGGATAAGTCTTGCAAAGTTGATCAATTAAAATAAAATCCCCCCATTTCTCTAGTCTTTTCGAACCCGCCATTTCAAAAAAATTGTCCATTTTTAGCTGCTCAGCGGTCTTAGGAATTCTGTCCAATTCGATAGATAAACTCTCCTCTTTTGTTTTAATTTCTTGAAAAAAAAAACAGCCCAAGGCCAAGCGGTAATAATTGGTAGGCTATTTATTGCCTTTTTAATTGGTTCTAAATTAGCGCTGTCAAACTTACCATCTATTGATGGCTGCGCATAAATTGCGATGACATCTGCCACGATCTCGCGCATATCTTCAGCCTCTTGGATGGCATTTTTTACCATAGCTTTTTGGCCATACCTTGCAAAGTTTATGTCTTTGGGAAATTTGATTTGATGACCTAAAATAAACAAAGGCTTTTTTTCTAAATGGTTCAAATCCTCTGGCATATGTTTAATACTTTGATACACATGATCAATAGCGGGGCTAAGGTCTGCCCTTGTGTTTTCTAAGTATCCTAGATCAATGCCAGATAATATACTCAATAGTTCTAAGTCTGTCACATTTGGCCTAAGCGCTGCCCATTGTTTGACCGTTAGTTCCTCCCATGAATCTGGAATTTGACCGAGTATTATTTCCTCTTGATATTCTATTTTAAATTTTTTCATCGTATTGTTACAGCCCCCCTTAGTGCATAGCTTAGCGCGTATCTGGTAGCATCTACCGAATGATTTGCCCTGTCGAGGCAAATATCAGTTGGGTTATGGTTTTCATCTAGTTTATACTTATACTCTCTGAATTCCTTAATTGTTTCTAGGCTTTCCTCATGTATGAATATCTGGTGAGTCCTAATAAATCCTAACCCTTGTCTTATTGAGTCTTTTCCTTTTTTAGCGGGCTTTATTCTTATGCCTCTATTTCTAAGCTCTTTAATTGTCCTTACTTCATTGTCAGCGTAGACCTTATGAACGCCTATAGCGTGCAGTTCCTCGGCTATGTCTTTTAATAGCATTTTAGTCCTAAAAAATATCTGTTCAATATAAATTCTATCCTCTACTTTCGTAACTTTTACACAGACACTTGGATCATTATAACCAAAATCCAAGCCAAAAAATACTTTACCTTGTGGCACTTCTTGACAAATGTTAATCTTTTCAAAGACTAAATTTCTGCTTTTTGTCCAATTTCCAAGCGTGTAAACCTCATATAAGTCATTATCTGTTTTCT